GCAACACCTTCTCTACCACCACCAAATGCTCCTGCTGTTACTGCTTGATCTCTAATATTTTGTCTGCCGAGTGCTGATTGTCTATCAAAGTCTGCTAATGTTGTATCAATAACATCCTGTTGAAATGGTGACATGAACTGTCTGAATGCGGTTGGTCCAGTTAATCCTGCTTGTTGTTGTACAGCTTGTTGTGCACCTCTTAAAAAAGGTTGAAAAGATCCGACACCTGCTCTTGCTATATTAATTGCTTGTGTTTGTAGTGGATCCTCACCGGCAACAAACTGTCTACCTGTGAATGCACTTGTTTTTATCGGTACCGATGTGGATGCCGTTAACTGTTTGGCAAAATCTTTAGCGGTATCTTTTAAATAATCTGGTAATGACATTATGCTAATCTA